AGGCGCTGGAAGCCATAGCAGACGCTATGAGCCGTGGTTACAACGAATCGCCGGAGTTTAACGCGGCATATCATCGGGGCGGGCTGTATGTTACCGACGAGTTGATCGCCAGCGAATACCAGCGCGCCAGCGCCTGGATCGGCAAAGGTGGACACCTGGCGAAGAGCAGCGACAGGGCAATTTAAGCCCAGCCTCGCTGGGAGGATATCAAGGGGCTTGCGGCTGCGGCCCCTTTGTTGTACGCTCACCACACATTCACGAAACAATGAGGCAAAGACGATGAAACGAGGGATTATCAGCGCATTGGTTAACATGGTGATCAGTTCGAAACAAAAAGCCGAAGTGATACCAGAGCCGATCCAGAAGATGCGCGCCGATAACATCCGGCAGGAGGCGATCAACGCCGGTATTGTGAAGCCACGCGCAGCCATGCAGCGTGCCATGATGGGCACACCGCCTGACGTGCCAGACCGCAAAGAGGGCGAGACACGCAAAGAGAAAAAGGCGCGTCTGATCGCCAAAGGTACGGCGTCACTTATGCGCCGTGGGTACTCCCGCAAAGAGGCCGAGGCAATCGCCAAACGCAGCTATGCGGAAGCCGTCAGAAGCGTTGGCAACGCAGCACAGGGGCGTTAATCATGAGCAAGGGCACGACACTAGCCACCGAGCTTGAGAACGACGAGGGGCGCACCCGCGCCATTTGGGATGATTCGCGGGCATTGCTGATCGTGAAGACGGCAGACGGGCGGATCTCCGAGCTTTCCAGCCTGGAGGCGCGCCAGCTTGAGTGGGCGATCAATCACCCCGAAGCCTTCCAGATTATCAGCGGGCTTGCGTCACGGGCTGACGTTGCCCAGGCGGTGCAAGCCCTTGCCGAAATGCGCCGCCGCTTGTTAGGAGACTGATCACAATGGGCATGAAACAGATTTGGGATGGTGAGCAGTTGCCGCCCGTGGGTTGTGACGTGCTGATCCACCTTTCCAGCGTTGATCGCTGGGTAGCGCACCGCGTAACCGGCTACGACATAAAGCCCAGCCTTAACGGCGATAAGGCGTACCATCGGATCTTTATCCAGGTGCGCGGATCGGCAGACGGCGTGAACGTTGAAAACTCACGGTTGTTGTGTGACGTGCGCCCCGTGGATTGGTTAGGCTGATGGGCGGCATCGCTTATCAAGTATGCGGGGCCGTGTCCGGCCCCCTACGCATTGAGAAGGGGATCACCATTGATGGGGAATACGAACGATTGGCAGAGCAGGAAGCCAGCGGGATTGACTACGCGGCACCCGAAGAGCAGGGCAGAGGCGCGGCTATTGAAGGCGAAGATCTACCACCCCCAGCAGGGTTGCCAGATTGACGGGCACAGCGCCGGATTCTTCACCAGCAGCGGAAAGTGCGTTGATTGTTCCAGGCTGTATGCGAGGGAGTACAACAAAAACCGCCGCTTTCGTGGGTATGAGTCGAAGAAGGCCGACCCGCACGCATTCAACCACCGAGGCGCGCCGCTGGTGGACATAACGCCGGAGGAAATCGCCTGGATCGACCTGACCCCGCAACCGCGCGCCGGTCATAGTTCCCACTCTGATTGATCTTATTGGGCCTTTTGGCCCATAATCGCTTCAACCATGTAATCATGAGAGAATGAAGCGAAAATGATCGACCACGACAAAGACCCCCTGATCGACGATGGCCCACAGCAAGGCCCAGGCAAAGGCCGTGGCGAGGGCAAGAAGTTTGGCGAGGATAACCCGCCACCGAAAAGCCCACGCAACCAGAAGCGCGGGCCACAATTCCGCACCCTGCTATTGCAAGCCCTGCAAACGGTCAAGGTTAAGCAACTGAACGCCGAAGGCCAGATGGAAGAGGTGACGCTCACAGAAGAGCTTTTCATTCAGCGCGGCTTGCAGTTGGCCTGGAAAGATCCTTCCATGTACCGTGACATTTTGGCCCGCCTGATCCCGTATCAGCGCCCAACCATGCCGCACTTCGAATTTGACTTTGATCCGACCTGGACACCAAACCAGCGCATTGATGCGATCATGGTGGCAGTGGCGAAGGGTGAGATCCCGATTGATGCCGCGCACGCCCTGATCGATATCTTCAAGAAGGGTGCCGAGGTGCAGGAAATCAGCGGGATCCTTGAACGTCTGGACGAGATCGAACGCCGCCAGGCAGAGGCAGAAGCAGCGAAACGCGGAGAGATCGAGCATGGCACGGACACTGACACCACGACAGAAGCGGAATAAAAACACGATCCAGCAGTTAGAAGCGGCTGGCTTTTACGTCTATGAGTTGCACCCCTGGCGGGTGCAGCTTGTCGTGCATCTTCTGGAAGACTTCGACGCGATCCGCGATATCCTGCCAGACCTGGAAGACGGACGCCCTTACGGTGCCAGCTTCCAGCCATACCAAACCCCGGACAATTGGGATCTTGCCGTCCTCAGTGTGAAGATGGACGCCGATCCAGCCATAGTGGCAGGGCGGGTGGCGCATGAGGCGATCCACACGCTTAACAGCATTTTCCGATCACGCGGGCAGGAATGGGATCTGGAGAATGACGAATACCAGGCATACGCCATTGAAATGATCGTGGTGCGCACACTATGGGGCATTGAGAGGATGATCAGGAATGGGGCGTAACCTCAAAGACATTATGCGCCGGACGAACCAGGCAGAGGCGAGGGCGCGCCATATCGAAACGCACACCCAAACGGTTTTCGGTATCTATCGCCCGTCTGACTTCATGCCGATCCACGTCAAGAATATTAAGCGCGTGGGCCGTCGCTGGGTGGAAACAACCGAGCCGCACACCGTGACGATCCCCGAAGTCATGGAGCCGGTATTGACCCGCCCAAAACGATTTATCGTTATCATCGGGGGCCGTGGTTCCGGCAAGTCAGAAAGCGTGGGCCGCATCGTCAATGCTGACGTTGACGACTACGCAGCAAAGGTGCTCAACCTCCGTGAGTTCCAATCATCGATCAAAGATTCCGTTTACCCGCTGTTAAAGGCGTGCGCCGAGAAGCAGGGGATCGAGGGGCTGGAGTTCCTGCGCGACGAGATCAGGCACGCCAACGGCGGCGGGCACCGCTTTAAAGGCATGGCCCGTGACCCTGACGGCGTAAAATCGGCGTTTGGCTTTACCCGCTTTTGGGGTGAAGAGTCGCAGACATTCAGCGCCGACAGTCTGCGCAAGCTGACCCCGACCATGCGCGAGGAAGGCGGGCGCATGATCTTTACCGCCAACCCAGGCAGCAGCGAGGATCCATTCTCGCAGCGCTTTATTGTGCCGTTCCTGCATGAACTGGACGCCAAAGGGATCTACGAGGATGATCTACACCTCGTTATCAAAGTGAACTACGACAAAAACCCGTGGTTCCCCGAAGCCCTGCGCGCCGAAATGGAGTTTGATCGGAAGACGCTTTCCCGCGCCTTGTTCGATCATATCTGGCACGGCGCATTTAACGACAGCGTAGAAGATGCGATCATTCCGGCTGAATGGTTCGATGCCGCCATTGATGCGCATAAGAAAATGGGCTGGAAGCCTACCGGCGCACGCATCGCAGCACTTGACCCAGCAGACGTGGGGAAAGATAACAAGGCGTACATTGAGCGGCACGGCAGCGTTGTTTGCTTCGCTCAATCCTGGTATGACGGCGACGCCAACGACTCAGCCGACAAGGCGATCACCTGGGCGAAGGCGCACGGCGTGAATATGTTCCTTTGGGATGGTTCCGGCCTGGGCGCAGCCCTGCGCCGCGATATCACCACGGCTTACAAAGATACTGCCGTGCTGGTGGACGAATACAAGGCCGGTGAAGGCGTGAAGAATCCCGAAGCGCCAGTGGAGTTGGACAACTGGCTAAACAAGGAGGCCGAGGGGCGCAACACCCGCAAAAACAAAGATCAGTTTGGTGACAGGGGATCGCAGGATATCTACCTGTTACGCCGTCGCTTTGAAAAGACATACAGGGCGATTGAGCACGGGGAGTACAGCAACCCCGACGAGTTGATCAGTCTGGACAGCGAGGGGATCGGTGAATTTATGGCCCAGCTACGCGCCGAGCTATGCAGGATCCCCCGTATCTACGACAACAACGGGAAATTCCGCAGGATGCCGAAAAAGCAAATGCGCGAGAAGTTGAAGATCCGCTCACCAGGCATGGCAGATAGTCTGATCATGACGATGCAGCCGCCGAAGCCGCAGATCAGGCCGGACTATAGCAACCTGCGGGTGCCGTCCAACCGATAAGCAAAGGGGGCCATTATGGCCCCTCAAACAATCGCATCATTTCAGCCCTGAACGCCAACGCCGCGTTAACGTATGCCACCCATCGATCAAGCGCGTTGCGCTCATGAGCGGTGCGGATAGCCAGCGTTATTGGGTTGATCCCACTCACGCCGGCACGCGGGATTTTTTGGCCCGCGCCTTCACCACTTCGGCAATGAACAGACCGCCCAGGCCGATGATCACGCCGCCAGCCAGTGTGACGAGTGCCCACAGCCAGCCACGGCGACCAATGCGGCCCGCAGCCAGACCAACCACCAGCGCGCAAGCAACGCGCATCAACAACAGGCCCACAGTAATTTCGATTCCCATTTTTCTTGCCTCATTAATCAGTGAATGTGCGTTTACTATAATCATTAATCCGTGAAATGTTTTAGCAATTTGTGCTATTTTTGCCCCGTGGTGATATCCAGATGAAACCAGAGGGAGTGCCGACAAATGGCGAATAGCAAAACCCCAGCGCAGAAGGCACGCGAAACGCGCCAGCGCAACCGCGAGGCGGCAGAGCAGACCAAGCGCGACGAGGCTTGCTTTGAACGTGCCCGCAAGCGCATTGGGCAACAGTACGCGAATGAAGAGACTACGCGCAAGAAGATGATCGAAGTGCTGCGCTTTGTTCGTGTCGTTGGTGCGCAGTGGGAAGGCAGCACGTCTGCCGGTTGGGCGATGGACGATAAACGCTTTGAAAAATACCCGCGCTTTGAGCTGAACAAGCTGGCGCGCGAAGTTGATCGCATCATTACCGACTACCGCCAGAACCGGATCAACGTGGTATTCCGTCCGAAGGATGGGGCCGCGTCCGACGAGTTAGCCGACAAGATGAATGGCAAGTTTCGCGCCGACTTCAACGAGTCCAGCGGCGGCGAGGCTATCGACAACGCTTTTGATGATGCGGTAACGGGCGGCTTTGGTTGCTTCCGCATGGACACCGAAGAGGAAGACGCATTCAACCCCGAAAGCGTGCAACGAAACATTCGTTTCTATCCGGTCTATGATCCGGCGTCGTGCGTCTTCTTTGACCAGAACAGCAAGCAGTATGATCGCAGTGATGCTATGTGGGCCACCGAGCTTTACAGCCTGGATCGTGACAGCTTCGAAGATCAATATCCAGACGCCCTGCCGCCAGCCGCGCTGGAAACCATCGACACCGGCAAGCAGTTTGATTGGGTAACGCCGAACGTTGTTTACCTGGCGCGCTACTACGAGAAGCGGATCGAAGATGTGGACGTGGTTAGCTACCTGAACCCGATCACGCAGCAAACCGTTGTTTACGACGAAGAGCAGATCGAGGATATCAAAGACGAGTTGAGCGAAAGCGGATTTGAAGAGCAGAGCCGCCGCACCGTCAAAAAGCCGCGCGTTTACTGCGGGATCCTATCGGGTGGCGAGTGGATCGAGAAGCCAAAGCGCTTGCCAGGCTGTTATATTCCGCTGATCCCCGTGTATGCCCGCCGTTCGTTCGTGGACAACAAGGAGCGGATCGCCGGTCACGCTACGTTAGCCGTTGATGCGCAGCGCCTGGAAAACCTGATCGTGTCCATGCTGGCTGACAACGCGGCGCAGTGTGGCGGCGATAATATCCCGATTGTGGATATCAACATGATCCCAGGCCCGCTGGCTCAGGCGTGGGGGGATCGTAACACTGATCGACCAGCATTCCTGCCGGTTGACTCGTTGCGCGACGCTGACGGCAATGTTATTGCCGCAGGGCAGGTGATCAACTTCACCCCGACAACCCCACTAAGCCCAGCCGTTGCAGCGATCCTGCAATACACGGGCGGCACGATTCAACAGATCGTAGGGGCCAGCCAGCTTGAGAACATGCCAAGCAACCTGGCAACGGAAACCGTTGAGGCGATTTTCTCCCGCATGGACGGGCAAGGCGCGCTGTATATGGACAACCTCGCAAAATCCCTGCGCCACGCGGGGCGCGTATGGCGTGAAATGGCGCGCGAGGTGTACGGATCAACCGATTATATTCGAATCGTGCAGGAAGACGGATCGGATGAGTTCGTATTGATGGACGGCAAGATCATTGACCGCACCACGAAAGAAGAGATCGGCCTCAACGATCTTTCGCAGGGGCGCTATGAGGTTGAAGCCGATGTGGGCGAGGCGAGCACAACGCGCCGTCAAGCCACCGTGCGCAACCTGACCAACTTGCTTGCCACGATGGGCGACGCCAGCCCAAATGCTGCGATTGTTGCGGCGCTGATCATCATGAACATGGACGGCGAGGGAATGCAGGACTTCCGCGAGTACGCCCGCAATCAGATGATCTTGCAGGGTGTGATCAAGCCGGAAACGGACGAAGAAAAAGCCATGCTGGAGCAGTCGAAGCAGAACCAGCAGCCGGACGCCGCAACCCAACTGGCAATCGCAGAGAACAAGAAAGGCGATGCAGCCTTGATGGGCGAGCAAAACAAGCATTTGGATCTGCAACTGAAAGCGCTGAAACTGAACGTGGACGCCAACAAAGCCGCCCAGGATGGACGCTTGACCGAGGCGCAGACGATCAAGACGCTGGCAGACGCAGCGGGCGTGGAGCACAACCAGTTGGTGCAGGTTATCCAGCTTTTGCAGAGCTTCGGACAGCAGCAGCAGGAGCAAGACAACCGCGAAGCGGATCGCCTGTTATCTGCCGCGCAGCAGACCGCAACCCAGCAACCGCAGCAATAGCACTTTTTGCTAAAGACAAGCCCGCTTCGGCGGGCTATTCTTTGCCCGTACACTTCACTAATTCATGAGGGTTAAGAATATGCCAGTTATCAATAAAACTTTGTTCGTGTGCCTTTGCGTTGCCGAGGGCAAAAACGGCGGGCCAAAACGCGGATCCGTATCGGTTGAATCCTTCGACTACTCCGCGATCTGGAGCGTTGAAGAGCATATCCGCAAGGGTGGCGAAAGCGCAGCCTATGTGCTGTTAAAAACGTTTGAGTGCGCGATTGATTACGATATGCCGAGCGCCGAAGAGCAAGCGGCGATCAGTCTGCCGATCATGGAGGCTGGCTTGCAGAAGTTGCGCGCTGATTTTACCGTGCAGGAAACCAAATTCCTTGCCGATATCGCCAGCATTCGTGCGCTGACCTACAAAGGCCCGCTGGAGGGTGATTTTGTGGCAGCGGCAGACAATGCCCGCGAAGTTAACCCGCGCCGCGCAGAAGACGTGCAGGACGCGGAGATCGTACCGGCAGCACCAAAGGCCGATTTTGATCCTGATATTCCATTCTAAGGGGATGCCATGACCGTTTATCGCTACACAATGTTAATGGGGGCGCTCAACGGGCGCACCTATCAGTTTGATCATGATCGCGGGCCAGTCTTCACCCTGCCAGCGTCGGATCAGGAGTACAGCGCTTACGTTGAGGCGCTCAAAAAGTGGAAGGAAGCCGAAGCCAGCGGGGTAATTTACCCGCGCCCAGCGCCGCCGAAGGATATCACCTATCAGGCGTTGACCGTGACCATTGAGCAAGATCAGGCGGCAGACGTTAACGATCCGCGCCGGATGATCGAAACGCGGTTTTGCGTGCCGGAAGAAATGGGCACCGACCCTGAGATCGTATCGAAGCACATGATCCGCTACTTTTCGCGCCTGAATACCGCCGCAGCCGACGCCGTACACAACGCCCCGATGATCAGCCCTGAGATCGTCCGATTGGGCAAGTTTATTGGCGTATTCCACCGCTAAACCCCGCCACCGAATCTGCCCAGCCCCGTTGCTGGGTGGATTTTTTCGTGCATTCACCTTTACAACGGTGTAAATACTGCCTTACACTCACCTTGCCCGCCGATGGGGTACAAAAATTCATCGCGTATAGGAGTGTAAAAGCTAATGACTTTCGGAAACCAGGCAGTAAACGACCAGACCGGCAAGGAAGATGGGGGCGCAGACGCTTACGAGCGTATGCAGCAGCAGATCAACGACGATTCCACCCAGGAAACGAACCGCGACAGCCAGACGCGCAACCGTGAGCAGTCAACCGACGAGCACGGGAACGACAAAGGCAACACCGGCAAGGATCCCGAAGAGGAAGAGGAAGAAGATCCCGAATCCCTGCAATTTTTCCTTGACGATCAGCCGTTGGCCTCGCCAGCCGCCGACGAGTTCGAAGAGCAGGAAGGCGACACCGATTTGGTGCGTAACCTGCGGGGCAAACTCAAAGAGTACAGCACCGAGCTTAAAACGCTGAAATCGACAGCCGGTAAGAGTCAGACCGCCGCGCCAGTGAACCTGCCCGAAGAAGTCCCGCCGATGCCGAAGTTAGGCGACGAGGGGATCGATTGGGATTCAGACAAGCTGGAAGCCGCGATCAACGAATGGGCACAAACCCGCGACCAGATCCAGCAGCGTAACAGCCAGCGCGAAACCACTGAGAAAGCCCTACGCGAACGCCTGAACACCGCAAACACGGCGTACATGGCAGAGCGTAAAAAAGTTGAGAAAGTACCAGGCTACGTGAAGGCCGAGCAGATCGCCACAGCGGAGATCCCACAGGGGATCCGTATGGCGGTACTCATGACCAGCAAAAACCCAACGGGGCTGGTTATGGCGCTGGGCAGCAACGCCAAGTTGCGGCAGGAGTTGATCCAGACCGCCGAAAATGATCCGGTAGCGTTTGGCTATATGATTGCCGATCTTGACAAGCGCACGAAGCGCGCACCTTCTGCGACCCGCAAGGATGTTAGTTCCGCGCCGGAAGTGAAGGGCGACACCAGCAATTCAACGGTGCTGGGCCTGGAAAAAGCCATTGACGACGCCCGCGCAAAAGGCGATTACACCGCCGTTATTCGACTGAAAAAACAGTTGAAACAACGAACGGGTAAGAAATAGACTTATTCCCGAACATCATCGGCAGGAGCAATAAATAGATGAACCAGTTAACGAAAGACCTTGAGATCTTGTTTGAAGAGTACGTGGAAGGCTTCGAAGCCGCTTGCGTAGTCTCCAAAAACGCTAAGATCTTCCGTCCAGATGATAAGACCATGCAACGCGCCGGTGATGTGATCCACCGCCCGCAGCGCTACCACATGGATATTGTGGAAGGCCTGGACGTTTCCAACGCTGCGCAAACTGAACTGGTACAGCGTCAGGTGCCAGCGGCGTATAAAGCGCCTCAAAACGTTTTGTGGACTCTCGACGCATACGAAATGCGCGACGACGAACACAAGAAAGAAGCGGGCCGCGCCGCAGGTCAACGCCTCGCTGCGCAAATCGATCTGGATCTCGTTACCCAGGCGACCTTGCGCGCTACCAACTTTGTTGGTGTGGGCGATAACTCAACCGGCACCCTGGGCCGTGATCTTTGGGATGGTATCGCAGACGCTGACGCCAATTTCACAATGATCGGCGTGCCGATGGGCATCACTAAGCGCGCATTCCTGAACGCCCGCGATTATAAAAACATCGCAGGTGAACTGGCGGGGCGCTCTTACACCTCCGGCATTAACCAGACCGCTTTCGAAAAGGCGAAGATTCCAGACGTTGCCAGCTTCGACAGCTACAAGGTTGATCAGTCTGGACGCATCCCAACCGGCACCACGGCTGATCTGACCCTGGCAGCAGCGCCAGCGCACACCGTGGAAGCAATGGATCCGGTGTCAAACCTGCCGATTGATAACCGTCAGGGCGTGATCACCGTTTCCGGCGCAGGTCTGCAAGTTGGCGACGCCTTCACCATTGAGGGCGTGGATATGGTGCATCTGATCGGTAAGGAAACCACCGACCAGCCGCAGGTATTCCGCGTGCTGGGCGTGCAGGGCACCAGCGTAACGATCTCTCCGAAGATCCTGCCGCTGGACAACGCGGATCAGAAATCCCGTGCTTACGCCAACGTACAGGCCAACGCCGCTTCGGGTGCTGCGATCACCGTGCTTAACAAGCGCGCAACCGCAACTAACCTGCTTTGGGCTGATGGTTCCGTTGAGCTGATGTATGGCAAGCTGGCATTCCCTACCGGTCAAGGCCCGCAGGTAATGACGGCGACCACTGAGCAGGGCGCATACCTGATCATGTCCTACGCATTCGACCACCTGAAAGGCGAAACCACTTGTCGTTTCACCACGCTTTATGGTGCAAACGTCCTGGTGCCAGAATACGTGGCAGTTGTGGCGACAAATCAGATCGTTGTGCCGTAACTGGCGCAACCTGATTGAAAAGTGTATAAATAAGGGGCTTCGGCCCCTTTTTTCATATGAGGATCTCACCATGTCAACCACCATGCTTTACACCGAAGGCAAGAATAAACTTTATTGGGGTAAATTCTTTGCAAAAAGTGCTGTTTTCAATGATTCAGACGTTGAAGAAGCGTTGAAATCCGGCGATTGGTACGCGCACCCATCGGACGTGCCGCAGCCCAAGAAGGCAGAAGCCCCAGCAGCGACGCCAGCGCCACCAGAACGCCACGAAAGCACCGGCCCAATGCCTACCCATTATCAAGCGTTGTTGCCGTATGCTGGCGCGTCTGAGGTGCCCGCCAAGAAGCCGCAGCAGCAGCGCAAAGAAAACAGCAAAGCAGCCAAAAAGGATAAGTGATCATGGCGACACTCCAAAAACAGGAGTTCGTAAACTTTGCCATGCGTAAGGCGGGGTTTAGTGGCGACACCATGCTAAACCCCGCCGACGAGGAACAGAAGCGCGACGCGCTGATCGACCTTGAAGCGTACATGACCGAGTTTCACAACGAGCGCAAGCAGAACAACGAGCCGGTGACGCCGTACATTTTCGCCCCTTCGCTTGACGAACTGGACGGATCCGACGACTCCGGGTTAGACCTGAACTATTTAAGCGCCATTGGCTACCAGATCGCCATGCGAGCGCTTGACGATGCACAAAGGCCGGTGCCAAGTGGGCTGGCGAAGCGTGCAGATCGTGCCATGAAAGCACTATTGATGACTCTTTGGGTGCCAACGCCGCTGAAACGCCGCAACGATATGCCAACCGGCGACGGCAACCGCCCATATTGGCCCGCAGGGCGCTTTTACAATGACGGGAGCGGCAAATAATGGGCATGGTGCAGTTTCCGATCCTCTTTGGTGACGCGGTAGACGCCAAAGACGGGCAATATATCGAAAAGCTACCGATCAACCTTCTGGCGATTGCTCGACAGGTCAAAGGCGCGCGCGGCTACCTGCGCACGTTCCCTGGGTTGACGCAATCGCATGAAGTGGCGGGGATCTCCCGTGGTGTCCACTGGAACACGGTGAAGAATCAGCCGTACCGGATCCACGGGCAAAAACTTTACCTTAACGGCGAAGAAATCGACGATGTGGGCGGCATTGAGCGTGCCCCTATGGCGCATAGCACCACCTCGCAAGGCATCGTGGCAAACAATCAGTTGATCATGTACAAGTACACCGGCGAGCGCGAATCATTCCAGAACTGGAAGGCCAGCGACGACTACAACGGACAGCCAGCGGAAGTGACTAGCTTCGCCTGGGGGGATATCAAAGACGTTTGCCACCTGCGCCAGCGCTATATTTTTTGCACGAAAGATAGCGATCTGTTTTGGGTGTCCAGCCTCTTTAATGAGTGCCGCCCCGATGCAGTTGCGCCAGCCTACCGCGCAGAATCCATGCCGGATGGGATCGTTGCGATCAGGGCGTGGCGCGATTACGTTTTGGCCTTCGGTAGCGCTACGGTTGAATTTTTCGCATTGACCGGCAGCGCGGATCAGATCTACCAGGGGCAGCAGTCCTACACCACCCAGGCGGGCACCTTCTCGCCTTATACGGTGTGCCAGTTTGCCGACAGCTTCGCCATGATCACCACTCCGGCAAGCGGCATGGTTACAATCGGCTACCTGAACGCGGGCGGCGGTCAGTGGCAGGATATCGCAAACAATACGGTGCGCCGCATCCTGGCTGGCTATACGCAGGATCAGCTAAAATCATCCGTGCTGGAAAGCCTCAAGTATGAGGATCACGAATTGCTGTTAGTCCACCTGCCGGATCGTGTGCTGGTGTACGACAACACCCCATCGCAGGAGTTAGGCCAGCGAGTGTGGAGCGTGATCAAATCCGGCCTTTACGATGATCTCTATACCGCCATTGATTTTTGCAATGAAGGCAACGTGATCACCTGCGGAGATCGCCGCCGTTCGATTGCTGGCATTCTGGATCCGGCTACGTCCAACCAGTACGGCGAGCAACAAGAAATCGTGTGCCATACCAAATTGCTTGATCTCTCTAACCAGTTGTTGTGGGATTTTGAGATCGACCCAGGCACCATGCCAGGGCTTAACCAGGCGCAGACGGTCTGGATCGCCGCCACCGAAGACGGCGTGACGTATGGCAAAGAGATCAAGATCGAAGTTAACCGCGCGCAGCACTGGCTAAAACGTTCGATTATTAAGAAAGTGGGCCGCGCTCGCTTTACGGTTGGTTTCAGGATCCGCGCAGTTGGTGCGGCACCGTGTAACCTGTTAGGCGCGCGCGTGCGCACAGTGGATTAAGGGGGCAGACGTGGCAACAAAGACCGCAACCCGATTGCTGATCAACGCGCAATCATTCCCGCCAGGCACGCCGCAGCAGTTTAAAGACGTGTTTTTGCGTATGGTGGATATCCTCAACGGTACGCAAACCACGGCTTACGGTGCCGAGGAAACCGCAGGAACGGCGCAGGAAACCGCCAGCGGGGCCGCAGAGGTGGCAGGGCAAGCAAAAGAGGGCGTGGAGGGCTTAACGCCGCGCGTTGATGAACTGGAAGAAAGCAGCGTGACCACAAGCAACGCAGGGCTGCAAACGTTGCTGGGAGCGTTGGGGCTGGGGGGAGATCTGCAAATCAACGGCACAACCGTTGTGAGGGATCAGCAGACCGGATGGACGGACAACACCGGCACGGCGAAAAAAGGCGGCGTGGGCGATCTCACGTTGCCAGTTAGCGCCACCTACACCGCAGCAGAGGTGCAGGCTATCGCAAACGCGGTGATCGAGAATCGCCAGTTGTTGACGGCGGTTATTCATCTTCTCATGTATCATGGTTTAGCGGGGGCGTAATGCTGATCCAGATCTCCACCCAAGAGGGGTGCCGCTTGATGCGTGAATGGGGCGTGACGGAATGGCCCGACGATGTGCCGCCGTCTTCCCAATTCTGGCTATTCAACGATTGTGGCGTGTTTTGCGTCCACAATAACGAGGAAGGCGGGATCGATGGTCACATGGCGATGCGTAAGGATGCGCGCCGCCATTCCCGCCAAATGTGCCGCGAGTTTATCGAAAAGTGGGGCCACTTCCCGATCAGGGTGCCCATTGCCGAGCACCGCCGACACGTTAAAAACGTTGTACTAAAAATGGGCGGCTTTGTAGAATCTCCGGTTGATAGGGTGCTTATGCACGATGGCACATACGAAAATTACTTTTTTTTAAGGAGGTTGCCATATGGGCGGGATTGTTAGCGGTGTAACCAACGCCGTTGGCGGCTTGTTAGGCGGCATCGGCACCAACAAGCAGTTAAAACAGCAAAGCAAGTACACCGATAAGGCAATGGGCGCGCAGCGTGAAGGGCTGCAAACTGCGCAAAACTATCTGGATCCATACGTTGATGCAGGTCAAGACGCGCTGGGCCAGGCTCAAGGCCAGTTGTCAGACGGCTTTGATCGCGCCGGTCTTTTGTCCGACTTCTACGGCGGGCAGGAATACGGCCTAATGAGCAACGCGGCGAACAACGCGGCGTTAGCGTCTGCCGAGGCAACTGGCACGCTGGGCGCGAGCACCACGCAAAACCGCCTGGGATCTATCGCGTCGCAGTTGGGCCAGAACTACTTAACGCAAATGTATCAGCAGTATCAGGATCGTTTTTCAAACCTGATGGATATTGCGGGCACTGGCGCGAACGCTGGCGCGCAGTTGGGCGGCTTCGCTACCGGTACGGCTAACAACCTTTCCGGCCTCTACCAGACGAAAGGGAACATTCAGGGCCAGAAAGCGGCGTTGCCGTGGATGACAGCGGCCTATATGAACAACTCTATCGGTAACGGCGTTGCGCAGGATCTTAACGGCGCACCGCAAGCGGCGGGCAGCTTCTTTGGAGCGATGATCTAATGTCAGATATGAGCGTTTTCGGTCAAAACATGGGGGTTATTGAGCGCGCAGGGCAAAACACGCTCAATAACATTCAGACGATCCAGCAAAACACCGGATTGCAGCAGCAGAACCAGATCCGTGCTAAAGCCATGCAGCAGCAGGATCAGCAGCAGCAGCAATTGCAGCAGTTTAACCAGGATTGGAGCGCGGCACGCGGCGATCCGCAAAAGCTGAATGATCTGGTTTATAAATACCCGTCGATGATTAGCACCCTGAAAGAGCGGATCGGGCTGCAAGACGATATGCAAGCGACCCAGGCGGGCCAGCTTGCAAACGGCGTGCGCGTGGCAATGTCTCAGGGGCCGCAGCAGGTACAGCAGTTTATTCAGCAAAACGCCGGTGCATTCCAGGCGCTGAACATCGATCCGCAGGATGCGTGGGAGCAGTACCAGACAGACCAGCAGGGCTTTGAACAGGCGGTTCACGCGGTGCAGCTTTCCAGCATGGGCACAAAAGACCAACTGGACTACGCCAACGAGGTTGAGCGCAACCGCCTTACGGCTCGCTCGCAGGATATCCAGGCGGCTAATCTGGCTATGAATCGCCAGTTTAACTTTTTGCGCTATCAGGGCCAGCAAGCCAAGCAGCAAGCCGAACTGGCGAAGAGCGAGCGTGAGCGCACCGCAGCGCAGCAGAAACAAGCGCAGGTATACGGCGACACCGTAGACACCCAGCGCGACTGGCTGAACGGCTACAACAGCCAGGTTACGACGCTTGATAATGCAATTGGACAGGTCAACCGCCTGATCCCTGACAACCAGAAAAACCCAGCCAGCAAACAGCGTTTGCAGACGGCGTGGGAAGGCGCAAGCGGTTTAAGCGGCACCATTGCGCGCAACATCCCTGGCGCGAACGATGAAAAGCAACTGGTGCAGGATCTTAAGTCACTTCAAGGCCTGGCAATGTCGCAATCAATGGCGGCACTCAAGGCTGCATCCGGTACGGCTGCGGGCATGTCCGAAAAAGAAAGCATGGCGATCACGCAATCGTTGATGGGCTTCGACCCTGAAAACATTCAGGATCCGGCAGCGGCACAGCGTGCGATCAAAAACTTTGGCAACTACCTTAAGCGTTTGCGCGATGGGTACGAAAAAGCCAACGGCGGGCGCGTGAAGGAATACACCAACAACACCAGCCGTTATGATGCGGTGATGAATGATCCCAAGCTGGATGAATTGGGAGTACCAGCCCAGGCGCGCAAAATGCTACTCTCTGACCCGTCAGAAGAGAACAAACGCGCCTTTAAAGAATGGGCGGGCTATTTACCAGAGGGGCTTTAAATGGCTTTCAACTTTGCGGCAACTTTCGGGAACCTGGGCGGCAACGCCCAGGCACAACCGCAGCAGACCGCCCCGCAGCAGCAGGGCGGCAATCATTGGGAAGCGGCGGGCGCATCACAGGGCATTCCAGAAGGGCTTATGTCTGCGCTCGTTGGCAAAGAGTCTGGCGGCGACACTGGCGCAACGTCCAGCAAAGGTGCCATTGGTGGCACTCAGGTTATGCCAGGCACGCTGCGCGATATGGGCTATGACCCAGCAGAGGTGCGCAACAATCCTGCGCTACAGGCCGAAGCGGGCGCAAAATACCTGCGCCAGATGTATGACCGCTACGGCGATTGGGGGCTGGCCCTGCAAGCGTACCATGACGGCCCAGGCAACACCGACGCCATGTTAAAAGGCGAGTACACCCCAGGGCCGGAAGGGCGTCAATACGTCGATTCACGCTTTGACCAGTGGACGGGCGGCGTTAACCCGATTGATCGCGCTTTGGGTGCGGTCACAGACTCCGACGCGCCACAGCGGGCAACCAGCGCCCGTGCCGGCGACACCGGATCAACCAACAAATTTGCCAGCCAGTTTGGCGAACTGACCCCGCGAGCACCGCAGGAAACGCAGCCAGCAGCGCCAGAACAGCCGCAAGCGACTATGGACACCCAACCACAGCCGCAAGCCGCCACGACGCAGCAGAGCGCCGCACAGCCGCAACCAGACACCAGCGGCGACTACTACAGCGCAGAGCAGTTGCAGGATTACCAGGCACCCACAACGATTGGGCGCGATCTGACTCAGGCGGGCAAAGGTTTAGTGCGCGCAGCAGAAGACGTGCTCAACATCCCGATCTATGCAGCGAACGCGGCACAGTCTGCCGGTGCATGGCTGGGCAAGCAAGTTGGGCTGGGTGACGGCACCTATACCCCGATCCCCGAAGGCCGGATCGGCATGGGGCTTGATGATCCCGAAGATCCTTATGCTCAGTTTGGCGCGAAGTTGATCGCCGGTCTGACCCCGATCCCTGGTGGCGCGGCTATGTCAGCAGCCCCGAAAATTCAGGGTATCGCACGCGAAATGGCAGAATTGGCGGGCACAGCTTCGCCAGAGGTTGCGAGCATCCTTTCCCGTTTGGGGGGATTCCTTGAGCAACGGATCGCAGCACCGGCAACCCGTGCCGTGCCAGGTGCCCTTGCAGCCAGCGAAGGCGACCAGCAAGACGCGCTGATCGGCATCGCAGCAGGGCCAGTGGGCGAGGCGGCAGTAAATGCCGTTGGCGCAGCCGCACGGCGTGCAGCACCGGTGATCCGTGATCTGATCCGCCCAGCAGAGGACGCAACGGGCGCGGGCACTGGCACTGGTACTGGTGGCGCAGAAGCGACGCAACAAGCCGCTATTGACGCCGTGCGACAGGATGCAACCGCAGCAGCACGCGGAAGCGCACCGCGCACCACAGTAACCGACGCGGCAACCGGCGAGACTTCCAGCGCACCGAACGCGGCGATCAACCTTGCGCGCCGTGGCGATATCGATCCAGAGGTTGTGCGCGCCGCAGATGAATTGGGCGTGACTGACGATCTGACGCCTGGCCTGTTTATGCGCGACAAGTCAACCCGCGACGTGATCGGCAACCTGCGCAGCGAAACCGGATCCCTTTTGGGTGAGAAGCAGAGCCGCCAGTATCAGGCGTTGACTGCCCGCGCAGATAAGGTGCTGGAAGACTTAGGCGGGCCGGTTGAGGATCTCACCTTCGATCAGGCATTCAAGGCAGAGACAAGCCGACTGATCGATGATATCGGCACCGCTGAAACTGCGGCCTATAACAAATCATTGCGCACGATCCCGGATCACACTCCGGTAAATCCAGAAAAGACGGTTGATTACCTCAACCAGAAAGCCAGTAACCGTGGCGGCGCAGCCAACCTGGATCCGATTGAGCGTAGCGTATTGGAACGCCTAAGCCCAACCAGCGACAGCCGAGGCGGGCCGACTTTCGCCCTTCTGGACGATGTGCGCAAAGACGTTGGCGCGGCGATTAACAAGCGTCAAGGCCCATACAAGGATGCGAACGTTGCGCGCCTTAACGCCATGTACAGCCGTTTAACCGAGGATCAAGGGGATGTGGCGGCACAGTTTGGCGTGAAAGATGCGTGGGATGCGGCAAAGGATCTGACCCGTCAGCGCGTGGCGCTACAGGCCAAACAGCAAGCCGTGCTGGGCAAAGAGCTTGATAATTCCGCAAGCAGCAAGATTTATCAGGCTGTTAAAGCGCTGGGCACCAAAGGCGCAGATCCAAAGGGTTTTCAAACTCTCATGCGATCAACGCCAGCGGCTATGCGCCCGCAGGTTGCGACCAACGCGCTTGCAATGGCATTCCGCATGAGCGGCACCACCGGCGAACGCCTGAACATTCCAGGCTTTGCGAAGTGGTACACCGAGGCGCGCAACTCAGGCAAATTGGGAATGCTCATGCAGCACCTGCCAGCGGATCAGCGTGCAGTTGTTGACAACCTGGCGAAAGTCGCCAACGCAGCCCGCAAAGAGGGTGAATCTTTCGCCGCCACCGGCAAGATCAACAACTTTTCGCGCCGCTTCAACAACAGCAATGACTTTTTGGATAAAGTCTTTAACACGCGGATCGGTGCCATGTTGACGCAATCGGCGGCGGCTGCGGTTTCTCCTGGCTTCGGTAACGTTGCCGTTGAGGCTGCGCGCGGGGCAGTTGCCAACCGTGCTGCGGCTTCGCAGGTTGCGGATCGTTTCCTCGCCGGTGATGATATGACCCAGGCGATCAGGGCGGTTGCTCGCATGGTGGCAGACGATGGATCCAGCGGCCCAAGCCGGACGATCATCAACACCACAGAGCGACGCCTTGCGAACAGCAAAGCGGCCCAAGACTTTATCGCCACGCTTGCCGAGGCTGATCAACGTCAAATCGCCCGCGCTGGTTTCATCGCATGGCTTGCCGGTACTCCGGCAGCGGCAGCAGCCAGCGACGGTGAGCAGACCGACGAGCGCCCGCCGTTAATCACCGGCCCTGACGGTGAGCAGCGGATCCAGATCTACGGGCAGCAGTAACCAAAGGGGCTTCGGCCCCTTTTTTAATTTCCTGAACGTCTATACACTAAAGCCTGAATACAACAACGAGGCACCAACAATGAGCGATATTGTTTTTTCTGCCGTGCGTATGCCGTCCAGCCCGTTTATTCAGGTTGGCAAGTTTGCGCCTATCAGCGGCGGTGATATCTATATTGGCAAGCCCGACACCAACCCGAAGGATCCGGCAAATCAGGTGCAAGTGTACCTGGAAAATGAGGATCTAACGCTGGTGCCGGTGCCGCAGCCGATCAAAATCAACCAGAGCGGCTATCCCGAATATAACGGGATTGTTGGGCGCTTTGTGACGCAGACCGCATCAAGCATGGACGTTTATGATCGCAATGACGTGCTGCAATATTCCTTTGATAACCTTCTGGAATATGACGCGGCGCAGATGTGGAAGGTGATCGGATCGTCTACCGGCTGGGAATACGTGGGCACGCCAGAAGGCACGCTAAAAACCAAACTGCAAGGCTTTGTGACGCCGTTTGATTTTGTGGGCCGCGAAGAGTACACCAGCGTTTCACAGGCGATTCAGGCAATGTTTGACTACGCCAAAGCGAACGGGAAGATCGTCAACGCTTATGGTTGGTCTGGCACGCTTGAAAGCACGGTCAACCCGAATGGGATCACCATCATGGGGGGAACCTGGAAGGGCACCGCAGATTTTCGCCTGACTGACACCCTGATCGAAGGTGCAGTGATTAACAACCTGCGAATCATGCACTACGGCGGCGACGTAAGGATCCGCGATTGCATGTTTGACGGTAAGCCGACAACCAGCAAGGTTGCATCAATCATGATGCAGGGTGTGCCAGTGGACGGAAGCACTATTGAGGTCAGCGATTCCGAGTTTCGGAATGGCCTTTACGGCATCCTCCAGCAAGGCACGGGATCAACGGTTGTGTCCGGCGTCTACCGCAATTTGTCGTTTTACGATATGGGCGGCGACGGGATCGAGTTAAACGTAGTACAGCGCCATTATGATAATGGTTGCCTGATTGACGGCATTTTCCTTGATAACATCGACTCAACAGGCCAAGCCCCGATCACGCCGTCAAACTGGGGTATTGGGATTGGGGTTGCAGGTCAAAGCCCTTATGGCATTGATACACCTGACGCAAACTTTGCCAAAAACATTACGATCCGTAACGTTTACGCAAACAAAGTGCGTCAGATCGTACACTTCGAAATGGTTCGTGATTCCGTTGTTGAAAACATCCACGGCGACCCCAACCAGAACGTTTCGAACGGTTCCGGCCTGACGGTTGCGACGGTGCTTTTCTACGGCTCCCGCCGTTGCTCCATTGATGGGGTTTACGGTGAACCGGTAGTTACCGGCAGCACGCTTGCCCAGGATGTGCGCGTTATTATGCTTGAATGGGGCACAAATGCTGGCGTTGGCGCGCGCGGCCCTTGTCACGATATGGCGATCCGCAACGTATACAGTAAAACAGGGCGCTTTTATGCCGGTATCGGCACCGAGAAGGCAGGGGCAACTAACACGTATTACATTGAAAATGTGAACGTGGCGAAATTCTCGCTTTTCGGTGTGGCAACTGAATTGAACATGAGCAATGTTCATTGCCGGATCTTTGATTGCGTGGGTGATGATTCATCGGGCGGCACAGCTTCAAACGGCTACCTTGCCACGGGGCGCACCATCTTGCGAATGGTCAACGTTAACGCAACTGACGTGAACGGCTACGGCGATCAAGGTTGGTCACGCTGCGCCTATTCGCATATCGAAAGCGTAGGATCCAACGTCTTTGCGCGCCCATATCCGCGCCAGGGGATTGACGGCGGGATCGGTGCAAAAATGACCGCATCGAATCACACTTATATCATTCCGTCACCGGCTGATATGAACGCCACGGGCATTTGGGATGGTAACGCATTCCCCACGGGGCGTGAGTTCATGGAGGGGGATCTCGTTGTTCGAAATGACGGAAAGATCTTCGTTGTGACCGCCTCCGGCGCGTACATTCCCGCCATTGATGAATTTAAAATCAAGGCAACCACCGTGGGATCCTTCTCGATTGCTTCAAACTTTCCGCTAGGTGGCAATAATGGTGATATGGTCTGGATCTACAAAACGCCACTTTCGCCAGGGTGCCGAATTGTGATCCCTGGTGCCGGTGAAGGGGGCAATCCTCTTTCTACGTGGATCACGCGCGGGCCTTATCGTGTCAACGTGAACGATCCAACCAGTGAGATCAGGATCGATATTGCTCACGCTATCCAGACCGCCACACCGGCTGGCACCCAGCTTGCAGCGGCAAAAGTTGTGTCGTTCCGCACGCCAACATAAAAAAAGGGGCCGCAATGGCCCCTTATTTTTTCACCCCGGATTAAGCCGGATCAACCATGTCCGACACTTCAACCAGATCAGAGAAGTTGACGCCCAGCGCCCCTGCCACCTTAACCAGCGTTGCCAAAGACGGCGTTTCGTGCTGGTTTTCATAGCGGCTTAACTGGCGCTCAGCGATCCCCGTTGCTTCCGAGATCTGCCGCTGGCTCTTTCCTTTCGCCTTTCGCACGTCAGCGATCAGGATTGCAATTTTCATGATTCATTCCCCCGTGTATTCACCCCGCTATCATCGCCCACAGGCACCAGTTTTGGCAAGCGGCCTTTTTTGCTGGGGTTGAGGTATTCGAAGCACGGGATCCCACGCTCATTGGCGCGGGCCAATTCCAGCGCGCAACCTTTCGAAGCCTTCCAGCCTGGGAGGAATACCACCGCGTCTGCCGCGTCAACCATCGGCAGGGAGATCGCCATATAGGCGGCATGATCACGCAGCGTTACCGGCAGGAATGATGGATTCAACAGGCCGAGCACATGCGGGCGCAGCGCGAAATGCGCCACCATAAACGCGGGGCGGTTGTAATCAGGGATCCCCGTCATTGGGCCAGCCAAATAAACGTTTTTATCTTTCAGAGTGTTTAACATGGGTTTTTTGCCTCTCCGTTGATGCGGTGCCATTCTTTGTGATGATCTTCGCACAGCCAGCGCACCGCCAGCGGCTGATCGTAATCGTCATGATGGGCGATCACATGGTTGGACGTGCCGCACGCTTCGCACGGCTGGCGCGTTAATTCACCGCGCCGAAGAGCATTTCTAACCAGTTGATGTGCCCGCGCCTTCTTCGGGTGGCGCTTTTTGTACTCAGCTTTGCAGCCATTCGCAACGGCCTTGCCTTCTGCGGCCTGATAAGCCCGCACACGGGCTTTTACTGCATCGGCGTTGGATTCGTACCGGCTGCGATCTTTATCGCGTTTGCAGCCCTTACAGGTGCATGATTTGCCGTCTTTGCTTCGCCGGTTGGCGTGGTATTCCGTCAGCGGCTTTGATTCCTTGCAGGTTGTGCAAATTTTCATGGGCCAGCCCTACAAAATGGCCCCCGAAGGGGCCGACCAGTTAAAACGGTATATCATCATCAAAGTCAACAGGAGGCTCGTTAGCGCCTTGCGACTGATTAGCCGGACGGTTGCCGCGCTGATTGCCGTTAGACGCCCCACGGCCCCCACGTTGAGGATTTGCCCCATTGCCGCCAGGTTGTTGAGGATCCCCCCACGCAGTCTGGCTGGCTGGCGCATTCTTCCCGCCGAGCATTTGCATTGTGCCGCCCATGCTCACAACAACTTCCGTTGTGTAGCGCTCCACGCCGTCTTTGTCAGTCCACTTGCGAGTTTGTAACTTGCCCTCAATGTAGACCTGCGATCCTTTTTTGAGGTATTCACCGGCGATCTCAGCCAACTTGCCGAACAAAACGATCCGGTGCCATTCCGTTTGCTCTTTCTTCTCGCCGGTGCCCTTATCGTTCCAGCTTTCCGAGGTGGCAACCGTGATGTTTGCTACGGCACCGCCGCTGGGCATATATCGCACTTCGGGATCTTGCCCCAGGTTGCCGACGATAATTACTTTGTTAACTCCGCGCGTTGCCATATGTTAAAAACTCTCCGTTGGTTTAATGTCGCCCGCATTATCCGCAGGTTGTGCGCCGCTTTGCAAGTTGTCAGCCACACCGGCTGGCGGCTGGGCCAGATCGCTTTGCTTGCGTGGCACTTCACGTTTTGGCGGTTTCGCCGGAATAAACCCAGGATTTGCCACGGCGGCTTCGGCTTCGCGTTTGGTCACGTAAGTTGTGATAAGGTTTTGCTCCGTCTCCTGACCCGTCAGCAAGCGATAAGCGGCGCGGGCCTCGTCTTTCAATTCTTTAATATCAGTGATCAGGTCAAACTCTTTAATGTAATCCTTCGCCTTGCGCTTCGCGCCGTGCCCATCATCATCACTGGTAGCGATACCGAACAGCGATCCGATGTGGTAACGCTTCGCGTAAGACTGCGCGGATCCGTCGCCCTGCGCGGTCTTCTTATCAACGTGAATTTCCATCACGGCAACCATAAATTCCCCGCTTTCGACGTGCTCGATCCGCGTTTCCATCGGCAAATCGCCTTTTTCGGTGAAGCGGCCCGCCGACTGAATAACCATTAAGCCTTGATCTTCAATGGCAGAATCAATGGCGTCGAAATAGTCAGCGAGGTTGGCATATTTAGATTTTAAATGGTCATTCTCACGTTTTTTCGTAATCTTGCCGATATTCTTACGGGCTTCAAAAAATGCCCGCATGAATGTTTGATGTGATTCCGAAAATTGAATGATGTTTTCCATCTTTATTTCTCCGCTTTAAAGTATTCAGGGTAACGCGCTTGAATATAGCCAGGCGTCGGAAGTTTAATTCTACGTTGACCGCGAGAATAAGAAGGCCACTTATTAGCATCACGGCACGCCTTATAAATCTGTAATGCGGTGCGGTACATCATGCGGCCCAATAATAATTGCTCTTCGGTCAATTCGAATGCTTCCGCAAGGAATGGCTCTTCTTTCTCCTGCGCTAATAATGTCACGGCTTTTGGTGCGCCGTATGCGATAGAAAATACGTCATGCTGCAACGCCATTTTCAAATAATAACCATTGTCAAAAGCCAGCCGCCCGAATTTTTCCGGCTCCGCGCTTTGCGTGGTTTTATAGTCGATGATCTCACGGTCAGCGGTGATGCGGTCAAGACGCACTTTTACTTTTACGCCGTCGATCTCAGCGAAAATGGAAAGTTCCGGCGTGCCTTCGGTGATAATGCGGTGAAAGTCCTGATTCTGCAAAAGCACGTCACGCATCATTAACACGCGGTCAAAATCCTTTGCCGGTACTTGCTCACGATCACCGGCGATCCCCTGGTGATGTTCCCACAGGCGTTGCCAGATCATCACGTCTTCGCCGGTCATATCAACCAGCGGGTAAAGTTCCGGCATTTTCTTCCCAGAGTAACCTGCGATCCCTTTATCCTTAAGCCACTTTGTAACCGCAGCAACGGACGTGAGCGCGTCGGGGTAATCGTCGGGATCCGGCATCCGGTAATATTCCAGATCGAAGCGATCAGGCTCAAGCATACAGGTATGGCCCGTTGTGCCGAACGTCAGCGGCTTTTGCTTCGCGCCGGTGCTTTCCTTCGCCTTTTCCTTCGCCTCTTTATCCTTTTTGAAGCGCCAGCCAGCAGGGCTGCGGATCAGAAGTTCATGCAGCGAGGATCCCGAAATATGATCGGTTTCCGCGTGATATTCCTCGTTGCTCAATTCGTGCGATTCAAACACCTGCAAGTAAGGTTGTGCGGTTTCAGTCTGCATTGTCTTTGCCCTTCATTGTTTCGTGAACATGAGCAGATTTAAGCATCATTAATTCATGAATGCAAGCCTTGAAAGCATCCGGCCCCCAACAAACAGCACAAAATGCACCTTTCCTGCGGGCGCGCTCCAGTTGCTCTTTTTGCTCCGGCTTCAATCGGCTTTTCTTCTTGTTCCGGCGCTTGAGTTCGATCACCGCGTGGGGGTAAGGGCCGAACGGCTCCAGCAAGATATAATCCATGATCCCTTTGACGCGGCCCATTGCGTTTAACTTTTGCTCATACTGCGGATTCCGGCCCCCGCCAGACTCGTTGACGGGGTGGAAGATCAGCAGATCAGGGAAAAACTCAGTAACCCAATGGAAGCACGTTTCCGCGTCTGCATCTTCGGACGGCAGGAATTGTGATTCATCCCATTCCGTCCAGTATTCGATCCAATGCGCTGTTTCTTTCCGGTTCATCAAAATACCTTTTTGTAAACGTTATCTTTGCCGCTTCCCATTTTACGATGCGTCACCCGCTTTGGGGGGAGGATCAACGATACGTTAGCCAACACGGCTTCGGCAGATTTGCACGCCTTCAACGTGGCGCGGTGCTCCGGCATGAAAACATGCTCTTTTAAAAACTGGTTCCATAGCTGTTTCGCCCCAGGGTTTTTGGAGTTGGGCCAGTGAATTTCCCACGCCTTAAACTGGATCCCATCCTTCATGAGTTGATACTCAATAGCGAAGGATCCACCGTTGCCAACCTGCGGCGTAAAGCTGATCACGTCGCAATAATCTTTATCCGTGTAATGCTCGCCGGATAGGTTTTTGTTTGGATCGATCAGGAGGTTGCCACAGCAGCGGCACTGGCGCGCCACGGTGTCATTTTTGGCCCCGCAGCCCTTCTGCAAGATGCGGCCCGTGCTGCGGTCTTTGACGTCTTCGCAGAGCTTATAAACAAAGAAATCATCGCAGCGCTCGCCGTTGGGGTGAATGTGGCGGCAGCGGCGCGCGTGCTTGCCGTTTTTGTGCCCGTATTTGCATTCCTTCCAATCCTCTTTCACCTTGTCCACGGTGTACACGTAATCTTCAAGGATCGGATCCTCATACAGCCCGCCCATTGCAGCCATAGTGCCCGAATAGTCCAGGACGAGGTGATCGCTCTTCTTGAATCCGGCTTCAATCATCCAATCCTTTAAAATACGCATCCCACGGCCCAGCAGTTGCACCAACAGGGTGAGTGACCCAATACGGCGCAGGATAACGGAAGTATCCCACAGGGGCACATTCACGCCCGTTGTAAGGGCGTTAACCTGGAAGATGAATTTTATCTTTCCGGCCTTCGCGTCTTCGATGATCTCCATTCGCTTTTTCGGGCCGGTGTCTTCCGTGATGATCGCATAGCTTATGCCGTCCGGCAGGGCCGCTGCGGCCTCTTTGCAGTGGGCCACACCAGCGCAGGTGACTAAAACCCCGTTGCGCTCTTTGGTGAGTTCCACCACTTCTTGCATGATCTTCCAGGTCAGCTTTTTATCTTTCAGGATCTGCCGCTGCATGGCGATCATTTCGTTGTTGCTAAAATCCTTCGCCCCAAACTCAGTGAAGCTGGCGAACTGATCCAACTGATAACCCAGCGACGACACGCCAAAGTAAGTGGGCACAACTGAACCGACTTTTACCAGGTAATTTGTCGTGATGCGGATCACCGTCTTGCGCCAAAATCCTGGCGTTTCGTAATCCTCATTGACGATGGAATCAACCCCACGGTAAGGGGTGCCGGTGTAACCGATCACGCGCAACCGGCACCCGTGAACCTTAAGGCACCGCTCCTGCAAAGTCCTGATTATGATCGTGTAAGCGTTGCGCTTTGCGGCGATCATTTCCTCGTAATTCTCGCCTTTGTGCTCGCCAATCTGGACAGGCTCGCCGTCTTCCAGAACAAGTGCGCCGTTTTCGTCTTTGAGGTAGTCGGGCACCATCCTTTCTTCGGATTCGATCAGATCGTCAATGTTGACGTGGTGGCATTCGTCAATGATCAGGAAGAGCGGGGCGAAGTCTGCCAGCTTGTCAAACAGACTGTTAACCATCGTGCCTTCACTGCCGCACACGATGGGATAATGGGTTGATTTTTTGTTGCCCAGGCCAGCGCAGAAAATGGAGTTGTTTACGTGAAAATTCCACAATTCCTGCGCATCCTGATCGATGATCTCAGCCTGGCGAGACAGCACACAAGCGCGGTGCTTTTTCGCTGGGTTTTCATCATCCCACGGCAACTGCATGATGCGGCGCGCCAGCATGGAGATCATGATCGTTTTGCCCGCGCTCACTGCCGCTTCAACGATCACCGGCCCTGGGTATTTTCGGATGCACTGCGCCACCGCGTCATAAGCGGCCCACTGATAGGGGTAAGGATCCAGCGGCAGATCGCCAAACTGCCGGATCAGATCTTCAATCGGCGTGCGGGCGATCCGGTCTTCTATCGTTTCCATCAACCTTTCTGCGAAGGTGCTTTCTAACGTGTCAGCGGTTGCCATTTGTCTTTTGCTCCGTTATTCTTCTACCTGACTGATTCATGAATATAACGGACACCGGCAAAAATGGCAATCCATGACAAGCAAACAGTTTTGCGAGGAATGCGGGATAAGTGGGAAAAGGCGTTGATCGAGTTGTGCGGCTGGCAGCACAAAAACTTTGACGGCAACCACCAATCTTGCCCCATCTGCGGCGGCGTTGATCGCTTCCGCTGGGGCCACAAAAAACCGCAAAAGCGCGAGGAAGGTTTCGCGTATTGTTCCGGCGACTGCGGCGGCTCGCATGATGGGCTTTATTGGTTCATGAAAGCGCGTATGCAGCCGTTTAACGAGGCGATCAATGATTTGGGTGATTGGCTGGGGGGCATGACGCCAGAACGGCGCGAGAGCGTCGCCAGAGAGGCTAAAGCCATATCGAAGAGCAAGACCACCAGGAACAGCGCGGAGATCCCGCACGATAAAGTTGTGAGCATGGCGCGTGCTGGGGGGAGAAAGGGATCAGCCTATCTGCCATGCAGGAAGGTTGCCGAGTCGGGCGCGTCGCTTCAATTCTGCAATCTGGCGCGGGTAGACCCTGATCGATCAGTACACTTTGCGGCAGGTCTTCGCACCTGGGGCGCAGTGGCAGTGATCCACCCAGCAAAGGGGCTGCAAGACGGGCCAATCTACCTGATCAGCGATCCCCTTTGTGCCGTGGCAATGGCAGAGCATGACGGCCCCGCGAAGGGTTGCGAGATATGGATCGGCTTTACCCCGCTGAACTGCCGCGAGGTTTCAGCACGCTACAGGGGTGATCGTGAAGTGCGATTGGTGGCGCTGGATCAGGACGAGATCTATTTATACCAGGATTGCGGCAGGGTGCGCGCCGGTCTGGATATCACAGGGGCAATGAATGCGTGGTTAAGCTGAAAAAAAGCCGCAACCAAAGGGAGAAGGCGCGGCGTTAGCTGGCTGGCTAAAAAAAGCAGAAGGAAACAAAGACAGTTAGAGAATAGCACGAATTGCTAAAGCGTTTGCAAAGTCTTTATATATAGTATGTTTCACCACTCACCAACGAGGCACCAACAATGGGATCAAATGTGTTAGGCGTTAAGAAGTTAAACCCCCTGGCGCGTCTGCCAGAATATGCAACCGAGGGATCAGCATGTTTCGACATTTACGGGATCGAAAGCAGTTACGACGAAAAAATCAACGCCCTGATCTTCTCAACGGGGCTGGTATTCGACATTCCGAAGGGCAAAGCCCTGATGATTTACAGCCGCAGCGGGCACGGATTCAAGCAGGATGCGCGCTTGTCAAATTGCGTGGGGGTGATCGATAGCGACTATACCGGAGAGGTGAAAGTAAAAATCGTTTCTGATCGCCCTACCGGCGAATATCCAGCCATTGACCCAACCACGGCTATTGCCCAGGGCATGATCGTTGACGCGCCGCAGTGGCAGATCGCGGAAGTGGAAACGATCAAAGACACGGCACGCGGTGCCAACGGCTTTGGCTCAACTGATAAAAAGGCGAAGTGATGAAAGACGAAAACGACAGCAAGACCGTTGATCTTGCGCAGGTGGCAGCAGACTTTGCGATCCCGCAAGCGGTGCTGGAAGAGGCATTGAAAGCGGCTGGCGCTGGCGCGCTGGCGGCAACCCCGGAGGAAGTGGATCAGGTCATTACGGGCCGACGCTTTGCGAAGAGCAAAACCCCTGACGCTATCCGGCAGAAATGGCGCACCCCAAAATGGTTGTTTAACTATGCCGATCACCGCTGGGGGCCGTTCGCGCGTGACGTTGCGGCAGAGGCCGGAAACGCCCTTTGCGTTGAGTTTATCGACGAGCAGCAAAACGCGCTGGATCCGCAGGTGGCATGGGGCAAGGAGGGGGAAACCGTCTGGTGTAATCCACCGTATGCAGACCCGATCCCCTGGGTTGCAGCAGCAGCACGAAATGCAAAACAGCATGGCGTGACAACGGTTATGCTTCTGAATCATGACCACTCGCCGCAATGGTTCTATGACATGATCCAGGCGTGCAGCGAGATTGTAAACATCATGGGCTATTACGGCACCGACGCCAAAGGCGAAGAAAAATTCCATAACGGGCGCGTAGCATTCGTGAATGCGGCAACCGAAGTGGAAGGCCGGAAAAACAGTAAGGCAAGTTCACTATTCCTGATTAAGCCACGCAAACGCGGGCCAGTGAAGACGGATTATCTTACTAAGCAAGATATGCTGGACGCTTCCGCAAGCGTCTTATAACGCGATACAGCCCCAGCAATGGGGCTTTACCAGAAGAGGCAAAGACTATGATTATTTTTGCAAAAGCGCAGCACATTAAAGCGGCTCATTTATGCCAGGCGCAAAACGATGTGCGTTATTACCTTAACGCCCTGCATTTCATCGGCAACCAGATCCAGGCAACGGACGGGCACCGCGCCTTTCGTCTGACGCATGACCTGATCAACGCGCCGGAAACCGGCTTATTGTTGAAAGTGTCGAAGGTGCCGAACATGCGCGGCATTGAGACTGCGGCAATCGACGTTGACGCGGGGATCGTGTACTGGCTCCCGCTGGCATACGATAAGCCGGAAGATCTCAAAGACGTTGATTTGAAGGCAGCGCGCGTGGCAGTGGGCACCGTGGATCTTGTTGATGGGCGTTATCCTGATTTGCGCCGAGTGTTTACGGAAGTTGACAGCAAGCGCGAAGGTGTAAAGGTTATCGGCTTCAACGTCGAATACTTCGCAGTAATCACGCGCATTTGCAAGGCATTGCAGATGAAATCAAGTATCGTAAAAATTACTTTACAGGATGCGACAACCGCCGCATTTGTCGAAATCAAATCGCACAACGGCGTTGCTGAATATGCCGTAATGCCAGCGCGCCTTTAAGGGGTTATAAGTGGATCATAAACAACGTCAGTGGGTTTATTTTATCGTCGGATTCCTGATCGGTTCCGGCGAATGCAGCACCGTTGCAGAGGCAGAAGAATTTGCAAAAAGTCTTGATGCTTCTTATTTCGATGAATACCGCGTTGCACCGGTTTCATCATGGCCCGAAATGGCCCGCAAAGACCTTGCGGAATATCGCCAATCAGTAAAGGATCACGCACAATGATATTTGCAATCCACGCATCACAATTAACCGTCACCCAGCTTGAGCAGTTGCGCGATCTGGCTGAATCAACAAGCCGCGTTTCCGATCACTTTATTTTCCAGCTTTTAAGCGATGGTGCTTTGGCTCGTTTCGCCAGCATGGAAAAGCATGATTATGTGGTGATCACCGCAACCGAGCGCGAATTAGACCGCGCGCAAAATCAGGCGTAAAAATATGCGCAAAGCCATTTTCCTTTTTAACGAATCGGACATTATGCCCGCCCCCTGGTTGGGGGCAGGTTATGAATGTTGGTTATTCGACGGCAAACACCCTGACGGCATTCACCGCGATCCGGTCAATCCTCTGATCGTTCGCGTGGGGATGTGGTTCAAGGCTCATGATATCGTGAATCAAGCGCAGGAGATCGCCAGCATGGTTGGCCCTGGCGTTGAGTTCGTCGCCAGCTTCGCTGAATGCACGTACCTAACCACCACCGGCGCGAAGTGGTTCTATCATCCAGATGATAAGCACTTGCCAACCAGCGAGCGCCGCCCGCATCCAAACTACCCGAACCGCCGACAGGATCAGCAGGACGCGATCAGGCTGGCAAAGCTGGTGATGTGGGTTGCTGGTTACTGCGACATGCAGAACGGCGACGGCAAGCAGATCCCGTGGATGCTTGAGAATCCGGCAGTTAACACGCTTAACACGCAGTGGAGAAGGCCGGATCACACCTTCGACCCGTTCGAGTATGGCGGCTATCTGCCAGAGGTGGACGCTCACCCGATCTACCCGACGATCTACCCGCCGCGCGATGCGTACCCGAAGAAAACCGGCATTTGGTGCAATGAAGCATTCGTGATGCCTCCAAAAAATCCGGTGCCCATACAGCTGATCAACGGGAAGCGCTGCAATCCTGGCTGGTACGCCGCAGGGGGCCGGAATGCCAGGACAAAGGCGATCAGGAGTGTGACGCCGCGAGGCTTTGCCGAAGCCGTTTTCCTCTCAAATGCCAACGTGCCATATTAACCGCCTTCGGGCGGTTTTTTGTTGATAGCACTTTTTGCTAAACATCCGGCATAATGACCATATATAGTTAACCCATCAACCACACGGGAGGCAGACAGATGAAAGCAACTATCCAGGAATTACGCGCTAAACATTGGGGCAAGAAAGCAGCCTTTGCGGGCTGCGAGATCTACCGCGCAAAAGCGTTGGTATTCACCGGAAGCCGCGAAGGATCCGAACCGCTCCGCGTGGTTAATCCACTGGCGCTGGCGCTGGCGCGCGTCAACTTCGACAACGCTTGCAGCCTTCGCAACCGTACCCGCCTTTACGCCGCGTCAGTGGAAGTGAAACGCGATACGCTGCGCGAAGCCCACGCACAAATGCAGAAGGCTAACGAAAATTTAAAAGCCGCTTACGGCTGGGGGGATCAGTAATCATGGCAAAGATGGTCACTAAACCTTGCGAGTGGTGCAAAAAACCGCATGAAGTGCGCGCCGTTGACCTGCGGCGCGGTTGGGGCCGCTTTTGCTCCAAGTCCTGCAAGGCAATGAAGCAGGAGAAGAGAACGGGCCAGAATGCGGCCTATCATGACCGGCAGGACGGCGGCGGCATGGGCCGTGAATTTGTTTACGTTGGCGGCTTCGGGCCGTGGGATGATCACAAGGATTGCTAATGACTAAGGCTATTGATTGCGCTATCTGCGGCGGTGTGAAAACCGCCTATTTGACCACGGGGAAAGTGATGTACCCGCACCGCCCCGACCTTGAGCACATTCTCGCTTATCGCTGCGCGTGCGGGGCATCGGTTGGTTGCCACCCGCGATCAGATCGCCCGCTGGGCAATACCGCTGACGCGAAGACCAAAAAGGCCCGCAACCGTGCGCACGCCGCCTTTGATCCGATCTGGCGCAACGGGTATAAAAAAAGGGCGGTTGCTTATGCCTGGCTGGCAAAGCAGTTGGGGATCGAGAAGGTTGATTGTCACATTGCCTTATTCGATGCGGATATGTGCGCGCAGGTAGTGCGACACGCGGAGGCGTTTTTAAATGCGATTCAGACAGGGCAACCGGCAAGAGGTATGGCAAGCGGTGAAGCAAGCCGGAATGGCTGACGATATAGCGAAGATCGCGGCGGTCTTTGATGTGACCGATATCGCCGTGATCAACGATGGTGAATGCGTATACCTCAACGAAAAGCCGCGCAAAACCACACGCATTGCAGTTGCAACACGGGCGGGCAAAGAAGGCATAAAAACCGAAATTGCCAAATCAAAAAGCAATCCAAAAAGGTTGAAGGGGCTATGAAACGAATCACGCACACGCAGCTAAAGCGCCTGGCTAACGGCGACAATCCCGAAGCGGTTTTCCGCAGCCGCTTTGATTGGGCCGATCTGATCCGCGCGCTGGCAAAATATGGGTTGCGCCAAAAGGCGCTACGCTTCGCAGACGATCAGCCAGAAGGGGGCCAGAATGCCACGCGGTAAGCCGTTTACACCGAAGGAAGATCAATTCATCCTGGACAATGCGGGCACCCTGCCTGGGCCAGATATCGTGGCGCACATTGGACGCCCGCGCCAATCCGTTTACGGACGCGCACGCGCGCTGGGGGTTGAGATATCGATCACCCGCGCTTTCCACTGGTGGACTACCGAGGAAGACCGGCAGATCATCGCCGGTGTGAAGGCTGACAAGACCAGCCGACAGATTGCCGAAGAAATGGGGCTGACGTTCGCGCAGGTGCATAACAGACGCCAGACCTTAAGGGAGGCAGGTAAACTATGAGAAAGGGCCGCAAAACGCGGCTCCTTTCGTTTTCGGGGGTGCTGGTTTATCATCACCCCGATTGCAATCAACAAAGAGGCTTTAAAAATGGGCTTTTGGCACCGACACCCTGATCGCGCCCTTAAGGGCTGGAAAGTCACCCGCATTGCGGGGCCGGACGGCGGGCAGACTCCGCAACTTTCCGTTATCTACCTGACCGCAGAGCAAGAGGCAGCACTCACGCTGGATCCAACTGGTATGTTTTATATCGAACTGGATCCAAACCAGGTGCCCCCGCTCACCTTCGCAACCAACCTGCCAGGCAATAACGGCAGTGACGCCACGGCAACTTATCTGGCGCTGGGCGCAAACAAAACTTTCACCGTGGAAATGGAAGGCGGGATCCCGCCGTATCATTACGCATGGTTTCGCCGCGCTTCTTCGACTGATAACCCAATCGGATCGGATCAGAATACCTATAACATCCCGTCTTATGCAGCGAGCAACAACGGTGATTACTTCTGCCGTGTTACCGACTCCGCAGGGCAAACCGTGGAATCACTGCGCGAGCGCACCAAAGTTGCGATCCGCCTGACCACGAACCTTGCAGCGACTGCAACCTGGACGGCTGGCACCTCAGCAAGCCTGGCGGTTGTGGCGGCTGACGGCTTGTTGCCTTACACGTACCAGTGGCAGCAGTCCACGGACGGCGCCACCTGGACGAACGTAACGAACGGGGGCGCGTCCGGCATCACTGGCGCTACCGGCCCAACGCTGACATTTGCCACCCCGCAGGAATCCGACAGCGGCAAGCGCTTCCGTTGCACCGTTACCAGCGCGAACAACAACGCGCCGAAAACCGTTACCAGCAACGTTTGCACGGTCACAGTTAACCCAGCAGCATAAAAAAAGGGGCCATCATGGCCCCTTGTTGTTTGACTCCCGCACCTGATCGTAAATCCTTTCACACGTCATTCCGGCCCGATAGCTTTCGTCAGATCTTCCAGCATAATATTTAGCTTCTTCTGCAAGGCTTCCGAGCATGTTGGCGAGCATTGCGGCGTTTGCGCCGGTTGTCTTGCTTGCGACGGCAGCGGCAAGATCTGCGGTGTGCTTTGCGGCGTCCAGGCGGGTTGCGAGTTTTCCGGCTTGTTGCTGCAACTTGCTAACAGTGGCAGACAGGCCAGCAGCAGTGGCAGCAGCTTTTGCCGCTTGTTGTTGTGCATCTTTCACAGCCTCTTCACGGGCAATGGTTCGCCCTTGTTCAATCATGCGGGCTGCGGTCTGCGCGTTCGTTTCCTGGGAGGATTCTTTTGCATCCCGATCAGCCCATTTTGCTTGCCAGCCCCGATCATTCCAGGCCGTGCCGGCGGCGAAGGATCCACCCAGCAGCAACAGCAGCGCGGCTGGCTTCCACCACCGTTGGATCGCTGCAACTACAGCGGCCCACGTCATTTGGTAAGGCTCCATTTGCAAACGGTTGTTTCAACCTCACGGCGGTTGATCAACCCCTTCCACTTCTTGCCGCCAGCGTAAACCCAGCGTTGCAACTCATTGCAAGCGCCGATGGTGTCACCGGCGTTGATTTTGCGCAGCATGGTTGACTTGTTGAAGGCACCCGCGCCCACGTTATAGGCGAAGGTATAGATCGCCGCGTGAACGGTTTCCGGCAACTTAACTTTGATATTGGGATCGATCTGGCTGGCGATGCGTTTTAAATCGGCTTTGGTGAGCGCGTCACACTCCCGATCCGTGTACCGCTTGCCCTTGATGATATCGGGGCCGGTGTGACCGTCGCAGACCGTCCAGACCCCCACAATATCTTGATAAGGGATATACTCACGCCCCTCTAACCCATTTTGACCGGACAGCAAAGCGAAGGCGACAGCCAGCGCCCCGCCTCCAAGTGCCGCCGTGAATTTTGTAAACAATTTGCTATTCATCAATGATCCTGCCTTTACGGAAAATGGCCTCTTTCCGCTTATCATCGCGCGCCTTGTAATACCAGTTAATAAGGAGTGATCCGATTGTGCAGAGAATACCGACAATGATCGCCACATCCCCAAGACTAAGCGCGCCAGCCGTCGCAGTGAAAGTGCCCCAAAGGATCGTTAAACGCTCACGCAGTCGATCCGCCGAAAAGTGAATGTAAGCCGTGAAGGCTACCAACCCACCGATTAACACAATACGGGCTTTACTCCCGCGAGTCTTTAACCATGCCCAAAGTTTATTCATTTCCTCAATCCGACTGGTTGATCACGGCTTGAGGGTAGCACAAAATAAAAAACCGCCACAAATGGCGGTTTCGTGACGGTCATAATTTTTACTTTGGAATGCCGCACATCGCATTAAGATCCGCGACGCTGATCGCAATGCCGGTGCCCGTTACCGGCTGATCCTTCGGAATGTATTTTTCCACTTCGGGCCAGTGTGCCACCAGCTTTTTAACCGTAGTGAATTTATTCAGGGTTGCAAAGACGGTGCTTTTTAACGTTATGTGCTCACCGTTAATGGCTGCAACTTCGCTTTCCAACTCCTGCAAGCGCGCCATGACCCAATGATCCGCAGGAACGTTGATCCGTCCGGTTGGTGTGAACATGCCCAGGTAAGGCCGCGCCACCTCATGCCCAACGCCTGGGGTTATGATACCGGCGCGCAGACGGTGATCCTTGTCCAACTCACCGAGGAAAGAGGCTTCGCGCTTCTGCCCGCCAACCGTGAAATAAAGGTTATAATCGTAATAATATTTTTCTTCCCCCTCACCTTCCAGACGGAATTTATTAAACGAGTTTGAGACATTCAAAAAATCTTTGCCGCGCTTATTAAGATCCTTCACCTCTTCAATTAACGCGCCGATCTCCGCGTCGGATTTAAACCCATTTTTTGCGCGGGCTTCCAGCACCAGATCTGCCACCATGCGCGCGACGTTCCAGCGCACCTTATCGGCACGGACGCGCAGCGGGTGATTGTCTGCAATAATGTTTTCGAAAATTGTTTCCTGCATTGCCTTTGTGATACGCATTTTCTTTGCTCCTACTGATTAATATAAGTTTTTGCCGCCCTTATCGGTGCGGAGAAATAACCGGCCTTCTTGCATCGCTTCGCGCAGATGGGGCACGCGGCCTGATGCGCTCAGAAGGCAGATCCCGTGCATCGTGTACAACCTGCCAGCGGCGATCCAGCGCTTAAACAACCGCCCGCGCTTATTCATTTCAGGGCATACGCTGGACACCCTGCAAAACACCGCGCCAGGGTGCGACTTTCTTTTGTTCAAAAGGTATGGGCGGCGGTTCCAGTACGAATGCGGATCAGGGTTGCGCCTCTTCACTCTTTCGCACCTCTTCGATCTGATATTCCCGCACCGCGTCCGAGATCTGGCGACGCAATGCCGTTTGAACCACCGGAAGCCAGCGGCGCAGCATACGCCCGCCCTTTCCGCGTCGTTCGCTCATGTACTTAATTTCACGCCCTGCCACCACATAGGCACGGGGCGACCCGTCCAGCGTCACACTATAAACGGCAGTTTTCTTGCCGGTGCCCGCGTTGCCAATAAGACTGACCTTTGCCATTAATCAGGCTCCTTTGCACTCATGTAAATTTCATCGCACTGATCGCACAACTCCGCGATCAGCTTCGCTTGCAGAGTCAGCGCAGCATAAGCCCCGCCAAGCTCTTTGCGCAGATGTTCTGCGGCATCCTTGATGGTATCAAACACCATGTAAGAATCGGCAGCGTAGAAAGTAGGCTCGCCACGGCAAGACCACACCGGCTTCATTTTCCAGCCCTTCGGCGTGGCATGGCTCAGGATCATTTTGTCGATCAGGGCGCAGCCGTTCGCGTCGAAAACTGCGGTATTGCGCGACACCTGCGAGAATTTCCGGCGCTTCATGAGCACATAAACGATTTTTTCCATACATCCCCCAGCATTGGTGCCCCGAAGGGCACCGCGTTTGATTACGCCCAATCGTCACGCCATTTGGCAGCGTGGGCACGGGTGCGGGCGTTGTACTCGCCGCGCGTTGTGGTTTCGTCGATCCACCAGTCTGGATCCTGGGCCGCTTCCGGTGCGCCCAACTCTTCACGCCATGCCAGATCGCGTGCCTTCACGCCTTCCCACTTGCGCAGGTTGCCATAGTAACCGCCGAAGCCCTGATCGTTGGTAACGCGAATCGTTGAACGTGCCATTTTGTTTGCCCTCATTCGTAAGTGATGGGATAAGTATATATAGTAATTATCCCATCGTTTTAACAAAAAGTGCTATTTGTGCAGACCCCGGAGAAGTTTGATCGCGTTGTTGATCGCTGGGCGGGCGTCCGGTGAATGGCTCGCCGCCTCTTCGAGTTCGTCGATCACCGCCTGGGCATTATCGCGGATCTCGCCGTACTCACCCAGCAGATCATCAATCATCGTGGTTGCGTTGCGGTTGGGCACGTTCATTTGCTCAGGGAATGTGCGCAGGAAGCGATCAAAGATCGTTGACCAGGCCCAGCGTTGTTGCGCGCCTGAAATGGTGTACACCTCAAGGGGCACGACGCGGAAGCCGTCACCACCTGGGGGGATCCCGTCTTGCTCGTTCATCGCGTCCACTTCTTTTTGCAATGCGGCTGCATCCAGATCAACGCAGTATTCCTGCATGAATGGCAAGCCGTCAGCGTCAACGATGCAGTAAAGGATCGGCCCCTGCTTATCAGCGCCGTCCACGCCTTCCACGCGGTCTGCAATCATCTTTAAAACGGCGTCGTATTCAGGCCAGTCATTTTCAACAAACAGGCCGTGCAGCGGGCGTGCGCCACGGTTGCTGCGGATCCGGCTGGACTCGCAAAGGATCTTATTCAGGATCGCAATCTGACCAACTGACAGCAGCCCCGCAGCGGTTGCCGCTTCCAGGTCAGCGCGCTTGATCACCAGATAGCGATCCTCTTTAACGAATACTTTTTTGTTTTGCATGGTCTTTGCCTCAGTTGATATGGCCCCCGAAGGGGCCGTGGTTGGTTAGAAGTTCCAGCAGATGCCGCCCAGCTCATTTGCAATCTGACGCGCTTCACGTTTGCCGGTAACGTTGCGCGTTACTTTGGTGCTTACGCCGTATTTTGGCGCGTGCTCAATGGTGATGAATTTTTTGCTACGGCTGGCGGTGTAAGTGATTTTTGGAAAGTTCATTTTGTCTGCCTCGTTGTTCGTTTCGATGGGTTAACTATATATGGTCTGTATTAATCTGTTTTAGCAAAAAGTGCTATTTCTGATTGTCAGAATCAATTGATTTTTTGATTTGATTTATTGATAACTCCTGCGCATAATGGCTGGGCACATTCATTAAGGAGTAAAGTTTTATGGCTGGTGAAAAGTTCGACCCTAAAAAAGATTTGCGCCCGTTTGCGCCTATTGACGCAGAAGACGTGCCGCCGCATTACGTGGAAGAGGACGAGCAAGCGCAGGACAATTGGGGCGTGCTGGACGATGCCAACATGCCTGAATTGCCGCCAGAATACGTGGGGCATGATGCGCCGCCACCGTCTGATCGTGAATTGTCAGATCACCTGGATCGGATCGTCGAAGTTGAGGACGATCAGCAGCAGGATCAGCCGCAACCGGCACCGGAAAAACCGGAAGCGCCAGCGGTGATCCGTGGGTACATCCAAAACCCGAAGCCGGAAATGCCAACGCCCTTTGTTGAATACCTCTTCAACATGAAGACGATCAACGAGATTAACGCGGGGCCAGGTGTGGGCAAAACAACTTTGCTTTCGATGCTGGCAGCGTGCGTGGCAACCGGAAGGCCGTTTCTTGATGCCTTCCGCGTAAAGAAGGGGATCAGCGTATTCTTTACCGAAGACGCGGAAACCGTGATCAACTGCCTTTCCGCATGGCAGCTTGAATGGGGCGTTAACATCCTGGATCACGTCCTGATCTACGATAAGCCCGCAGCCCTTACGGACATTCAAAAAGAAGTCATGCGCGATGGTCAGATCATCAAACTGCCGCGCCCCAAATGGGGTGAAACGGCATCACGTCAGATTAGCGAGATCAGAGAGTTTGCAGGTGATCGCCGGATCTGCATGGTTGTTTATGACTCAAAGAGTTTTCACCTATCCAGTGCCCAGCGCAACGGCAAAGCCCTTGACGAAAACAGCAACGACGATCAGCAGTATGTGACGTTTTGCGGGCAGCGCTTTTCAACGGCGCTGGGTGCTTGCGGGATCTTTGTGCCGCACGTATCGAAGGAAGCCGAGCGATCCGCGTCACTGGTGCTTGAATCACGCGGCGGCGGTGCTGCAAAGGGCGCAGTGTGGAAAACCTTTTCGCTGACCCTGGACAAGACCGACAGCGAAAAAGTGATCATGGCTGCGGGCAAGCGTCGTGGTGGGGGGATCGCCCAACTCCTGCGACTGACTCGCCGCAGTATGCCGATCTTCGAGGGTGAATTTGAACGCGCCCAGCGTGAGAAGTACGAACGAGAGTTTGCCGACGCAATCCCCCCAGAGAATCCGCTCGCCGGTCTGCGGCCTATCGATCCGGCCTATTGTGGCGGCTACTTCAACCAGTGCGAGATCGTGACCGAAGAGCAGTTGGCAGAAGAGCTAAAAGCGCACCTGGAGGGCGAGAAGAAGAAAGAGCGGGCCGAGGGCAAGCAGAAGCCGACGAACGCCGAACAAAAGGTTTTGGATATCCTGATCCACTACTGCGGCGGGAAGGCGTTGCAAAGCGAGTTGTCGAAGATCTGCGAAGAGAAGTTGAGGGCGCACCGGTCAAACATCCTGCGGTCAATCCGCACCCTGATCGAGAAGCAATATATCCGAGCCTTTGACGAGTTGAACGGCGGCACGACGCTAACGGCTAAACAAGCCTCAATGCCTCCGCTCGCTGAACAATGATTCAGGGCAAAAACGGCTGATTACTCTTTTAAATTCAATGGCTTACGTGAATCAAAAAGCCTCTGATAATAATCATTGTAAGTCATTGATAGTTAAAGAGTTATCAAGAATCAAAAAACCTATATAAATATACTACGTATGATTACTCGCTAACGCTCGCAAGCTCGCTATCACTCGCAGTCAAAACCCCTTGCGGGGTTATTGAGCGAGCGCTTGCGGTTGCGGCTGCGGATAGACAGAGGGGAAAAACCAAAATGACAAACGTGATTCAGTTCCCGAAGCGTGACCAGAAGCCACCAGACGAACCACAGCGCTTTAACCGGTTCGAAGAGTGGCACACGTATTGGGTTGAGAAGTACGGCGCGTGGAATGCGGTACACATCGTTTTCATGCTATCCGGCTTTGTGCTTCTCGCAGTAGTTCTGGCATGGCGCATTGATGCTGGGGTTGTGCAATCGCTGCAAAGTGCGTTTGCCGGTCTTCTGGCATTCATGCAAGCGTCATGATGATGGTGAAGGGGAAGAGCGCGCACTTGCTTGTTGCGTGCTCACGTATACGCGGGAGGGCTTATTGATGCGTGTAAAAGTGAATTTTGTGGATAAGAAGTATTATCACCAGTACAAATTGCGCGGCGGCATGGTGCTGACGGTTGACCTTGAGACACCGGAGCGAGGGAAGATCCGACACAACGACATGCTGATCCCCGTGGTATTCAGCAAAGGCCGCTGGGCCAGTAAGAAAATGAGCGGTGCATTGTTCGCCACTTACGACGAAATCGAATAGCACTTTTTGTTAAACGTGGGTTTTGATACCCGATTAATATATGAGGTGTAACGCGAGCATTTACAGCGGTGTAAAGCTGGGCTGACGGTGCCAGCTTCACCGATTCACAATAGTTAACAATGGAAATAATCACAATGGTAAACAAATTGTTTGGAGTAGGTCACGCGCTCATTGTTTCGGCACTGGCAACGGCGCTGGCTGCGGCTGGCTGGGTTTTGGGCGGCGAATCGGCCTCGTTCATTTCAACCGGCGCGCTGTTAACGTTTGGCGTGACGTTCTGCGGGCTGGTGGCGATTGGTCATGCAGATTGGGTGCGCAATAGTCATGAGTTGCACAGCCGGATCGAACAACTGCGCGCCGCACTGGAGCAGAGCGAGCAACGCGAGGCAATGCGCAAGAATGCTGGGCAGTGGAGCACGCCGCCAGCCGTGTTTCAGTTCCTTATGCGCGAATCCGAAGCGGAGATCGTCAGACTTCGCGATCAGGTGCTGGGCTACCAGCAGGGAGAGAACAAGGCGATCAAGGCGATCAACGATGTTAACACCCAGCTTTGCCAGCAGTTAGCCGACGCCGAGCAGGAAAACGAAAAGTTGCGCGCCACGATCAAGCAGGACGCCGACACCTGGCGCAAGCAGGTTAGCAACCTGGCGACCAGCGCGCTTGACCTTTGCAAAGCGCTTGAGGGCGTGCCGTTTAGCGTTGAGGACGGCGAAGCAATAGCCAACCTGCGCGAATCGTTGCACGGGCTGGCGCTGGCTGGTGGCGTACTGCCTCCACCGATTGCCGACCTTGCCGCACGTCTGGAGAAGATCGGGCAGACCGTGGGCCAGGCGCGCGCACTGGTGACGGAGATCAACCACGGGCACGCCGTGCCGCTCAAAGCGTGGGAAGCGCTCACCGAGTCCGGCAACGCAATTGAGGTGACGCAGGGGCATTGGGTGCTGAAAGGCGACCCAGCGACGCCACGCAGCGACGGCAGCACCCAGCCAACCGATGCCGAAGCATTCGTGAAGACAGTAGCGCAAGACCTGGCGGGCCAGCAGCAGAAGCGACGCGAGGCGCTGGAAGCCATAGCAGACGCTATGAGCCGTGGTTACAACGAATCGCCGGAGTTTAACGCGGCATATCATCGGGGCGGGCTGTATGTTACCGACGAGTTGATCGCCAGCGAATACCAGCGCGCCAGCGCCTGGATCGGCAAAGGTGGACACCTGGCGAAGAGCAGCGACAGGGCAATTTAAGCCCAGCCTCGCTGGGAGGATATCAAGGGGCTTGCGGCTGCGGCCCCTTTGTTGTACGCTCACCACACATTCACGAAACAATGAGGCAAAGACGATGAAA